GGCCCTGGGAGGGCCCTGGGAGGGGGGTGGGGGGCATGCGGGAGGGGAGATGGGAGGGGATCACCCATAGCCCCGTCCCATGGCGCCCAGCGCGCGCAGGATGCCCTTCTCCAGTGCGTCCTCGATGCGCAGCTCAGTGCGTGCCTGCAGGGCAGGTGCCCAGTGTCCCCCCGTGTAGATGGCGTGGATGGAGGGGCCATGGATGACATCGATGGGCATGCGTGGCTTGCCCTTGCGCTTGAAGGGGAGGCCCTTGGCCATGAAGCCGGACTTCACGACGGTGCGCTCACCACGGAAGATGCTCATGCTCAGGCCCTTGCGGGTCTCGCGTGGCTTGAACTGCATGGCGGTGATGGGCCGGCGCGAGGTGCTGATGACGGCGGTCTGGCCGTTGTCGGAGAAGCGTGGTGGGTAGACGTCCTGCTTGATGCGTCCAGCGGTGAGTGAGTAGCGCTGGCCGATGGACTTGGCCATGGTCGTGCGACCGGCTCTGGCTGCATCACGAACACCGGCCTTGATGGCCTTGGGGATGTCGTGACTTGAGAGCCGGGAGAGGGTTTGAGCCAGCTCCTGGTCGCCGATGAGGCGTGCGGTGATGTCGATGCGTGCCATGGCTGGGGTGTTCCTACTGGTCAGTCTGGTCAGAACGTAGGCGGTGTCTGGGATCTGCTGGGGTGTTCCAACCTGTTCCTACCGTCCTACCGAGTTCCTAACGTGGGCTCGCGTGCCCCGTATCCCCTCCTTTCCCCCCTTTCTCTTTAACTCTTCCATTTAGGTAGGAAGGTAGGAACAATAGGAACAACGTAGGCAGGGACTGGGGTTTGGGTGTTCCTACCTGGGATCAGGAGGTAGGAACACCCACTTCAGGCCACCGTCATGGCGGCGCCTGACGCGGCCCCATCCGAGCTCGCGCATGATGGTGCCGACCTGCATCTGATCGGTCCTGGTCTGCTGCCCGATCGGCTTCTGGATGGCCTCGGTGAGCAGCAGCTCGGAGGTGATGGTGCGGCCGAAGTTGACGGGCTGCCGGAGCCAGGCCTCGATGGGTTCGCGCCAGGGGTTGGAGACCTGGTAGGCCTCGTTCTCGGCGTTGACCTTGAGGGCGAGATCGACGGGGAGGAAGTTGGGCTCGTTGGCGCGGTAGGCGGCCACGGCGCCAGACCAGATCGCGTCGCGCTCGGCGGCGAGGGTGGGAGTGTCGATCGGGCTGGCCTCGTTGCGCGTGGTCGGGATCACCCAGAAGCGGCGGTTGCCCGTGTCGTCGACGAGGAAGCCCTCAGAGCGGTTGGTCGAGCCGACGATGATCCCGCGGCGTGGGCAGTTCTCGACGGCCTTGCCGTAGGGCGCGCGGAAGAGGTCGGACTGGGTGGTGAGGAAGCTCTTGATCTGGCCCGCGTGCTTGCGCGAGGTCACGTGATCGAGCTCGGCCCACTCCATGATCCAGCTCCTGTGGAGCTTCAGGAGGTCGTCCTTCGAGGAGAGGTCGCCGAGGGAGTCGGAGAAGAAGGGCCCGCCGAGAACGGACCAGAAGGAGCTCTTCCTGGCGCCCTGATCGCCCGACAGGATGCAGGTGGTGTCGTGCTTGGTGCCGGGCTCGAAGGCGCGGCGGACGGCGCCGATCAGCGTGCAGCGAAGCATGTGGTCGTAGAGGGTGGGCTCCCCCAGTGCGGCGTCCTCGGGCCGGAGGTAGGCGGTGGCGAGGCCGCCGATGTAGGCCGGCGGGATCGTGGCGGCCACGTGCTCCAGGTAGAGGGTCACGGGGTCGTAGGGGTTCTCGCGCGCCACCTGGACGAGGGCATCGATGGCGAGGTCCTTGGAGACCTTGAAGCCCTGATCGGCGAGCTTCAGGTAGAAGCGCTCGGAGCCCTCCAGGGGCTGGCCGTCGATCTCCACCTGCTGGTGGAATGTGTTCCAGCGGATGCGCTGACCGTCGCGGGCCTGCTCGCGAAGCATCCACAGCAGCTCCGCTGCTTCGAGCTTCTGCGGCTTGGCGAGGGATGGTGCGTAGGCCTGCTGCTGGTGCTGGGCAGCAGGTGGTGGGTCTGGCGGTGGTGGCCCAGGCGGCGCCTGCCGTTGCTGATCGGAGGGAGCTGCTGGCGGCGGCAGGAGGGGCCTGCTGGTGCGGGTGTGATAGCGGAGCCGATCGAGGAGCTTCTCCTCTGGTGTGGAGGGGCTGGGGTTGCGATTGGCGGCGCCGTCGAAGCGATGCCAGGCCTTGCGCTCGTCGAAGTCGCGGGCCTTCGGCTTGGCCGCGGCCACGTGAAGGGCGAAGGCCTGCGAGGCGGTGATGTCCGGCGTGTGGCCCTGTGAGCGGATCCACTGCTCAGTGCCGCGGAGGTCGAGGGCCAGGCGAAGCTGATCGTCGTTCCAGGCGCCGGGCGTGCCACCGGACTCGATCAGCTCGCGGCTGTCGCGGCTGATGAAGTCGAGGAAGGGGAGCGGCTCACCGAGACCTGGCCCTGGGGTGGGAACGGCCTGAGGGGAGAGCAGCGGTAGCGGCTCGGGCTCGGGCTCGTTGAGCAGGAGCTCGATGATCGCGTGGGGTGCATCGACCAGGGCCTGCTCGGCGGGGCCGCGGCCGTTGAGCCAGCGGTAGCCGGAGGTCTCTGGGTGAGCACCGATGACGACGGAGTAGTGGCGCGCCCAGCGGAGGTCGATCATCTCGGCCTTGCCGTCAGGCCCGAGCACCTTGGTGGGCTTGCCGGTGGTGGGGTCCGGCTCACCGGTGTACCAGTAGCGGCGGTTCCGCAGCGCCGGCCAGAACTCCTGAGGGACGGTGTAGAGGATCTGGAAGCGCCCATCGCGGCCTGAGGTGGTGGCCCAGGACTTGGGGAGGGAGCGCAATGGGATCCCGAGCCGCTCCAGCTGTGCGGTGGCCGAGATGCCGTCGTGATCGACGAACAGGAGGCCACCGGAGGCAGGACCGCCCTGGACGCCGACGGCGTGAGCACGGCCCTCGGTGATCTCGGCGGCGATCTGCGCCTTGGTGAGTGGGTTGTCCTGCCAGGCCTCCTGGTAGGCGCGCTTATTGCGGTCGACGGCCACGAAGGCCCAGTCGTCAGGCAGCGCCTGGAGCTGCTCGAGGAGCGACATGGATCAGCTGGCCTCCTCGAGTCCCTGAGTGACGCCTTCGAGGACGCCCATGGCGCCACGAAGCTCAGATCTGGTGAGCCCGTGGCAGTCGGCGATCAGGTTCTCCTTCATGGTGCGCAGGATCTTGATGATCCGCTCGCGTTCATGGAGCACACCTGCGCGCCATGCGGCGCTGTCGGGAATGGAGAGGACGTCGCGATCGGCGCTCACGCTTCCACCTCCAGCTCAGGGGACTCAGGGAAGGGGAGGGTGGCGGCGAAGGCCTCTGGGGTGAGGCCGGCTTCTTCGGCGGCGCGGCTGATCCGGTTCGAGAGGATGCGGCACTGGCGGAGGGTGGCCTCGCAGACGTGCCAGGACCAGTTGCGGTAGCGGATCTGATGCTCGGCCCAGAGCTCAGGCTTGAGTGCCCAGGCGATGGCCTGTTCGTTGGAGTGGGGCTGGCAGTGGTTGGCGTCGCGGTAGAGGCGACGGAGACGGACCATGGCGGTCTCAGGGGCGATGCTCATGGGTCGAAGCATGGGGCCCCCGAACGCTACGGGCCGCGGCCGCCGTCGGCCCGATGCGTGCAAGGTTTCGTTACATGGGCGGCAGATGGTGCGGGAAGAGGATGGCGCGGGCCTCGTCGACGTTGTGCGCCACACCGGCCAGGCCGCCGGCCTCTTGGACGTTGGCGATGAACTGCAGCTGCTCGGGCGAGGGCTTCGCGAGGTCCTTGGACTCGATCGCTGCGAACACGGCGATGCGCTGGCCCACCATGTCGGGCGTGATGGTGACGGTCCGCCAGCCGATCCAGTCCGATGGGCCTGGCAGCACCTTGCCGCCGAACGAACCGAGGCCATAGGCCACCGGCCGGCCGTTCCGATCGGGGAGCATGCCGACGTTGTTGCGCAGGAGGCGGCAGGGGCCGCGGCCGAAGGCCAGGGCGATGTCAGCCGAGACCTTCGCCTCATCGGAACGGCGCCTGGGCATGTCGGTGTCCTCGTGCTTCGAGCATCTTGGTCACCCAGCCTGCCTTGTAGCCACGATCCCGGGCGATCGCTTCGAGCTCCTCCTTGGTGCGAGCCTGAGCCACTTCGCGGCGTTCCATGCGCCGCAGATCGGCGCCGGTGAGCTCCCGCAGGTCGCCATCGATGACCTTCAGCTCGCGCTTCGCCTGCTGCTCAACGTGGCCGCATTCGGGGCAGGGGTTGGCGGCGGATGGGATGAGGCTGAAGCAGCGTGCGCAGGCCCTGATCGGGAGAGCATCGGAGGGCTTCTTCTTCTTGCCCTTCGGCCGGCCTTCAAGAGTCCACTCGCGAGGATCGGTCGGCATGCCGTGGCGCAGGCTGTTGCCCACGTGGTCGTTGATCACCGCGAAGGGCTTGCCCTCGGAGGGCCTGAGGGCGCGGCCGACCTGCTGCAGGTGGAGCGACAGGCTGTCGGTGGGGCGGTAGAGGATGGCGCCTGTGACCGAGGGGATGTCGGTGCCTTCCGAGATGATGTCGCAGGAGGTGAGCACCTTCAGGCGGCCGGCGCCCAGGTCGGCGATCATGCGGCGGCGCTGGCCGCGATCGAGCGAGCCATCGAGGCGCGCAGCCGGGATGTCGTTGGCGCGGAACGTCTCGGCCATTGCGTCGGCCACCTCGACGGAAGGGCAGAAGGCGATGGCGGTGCCGTTATGGACGCCCTCGATGGTGCGCCGGTAGTGGGTGATGGCGTCGCCCATAGCCTGGCCCTGCCGAAGGATCTCCTCTGAGGCATGGCGGCCTCCGGCGCTGTCCAGCTTGTAGCGGCGCGTGACCGAGGAGAGGTCGATGCCTGGCGGGGCGAAGATGCGGGCCGGCACCAGGAAGCCCTCCTGCGTGAGCCAAGCCGCATCGGGGCCAAGGATCATGGTGTCGAACTGATCGCCGAGGCCGCGGCCATCGAGCCGCTCCGGTGTGGCGGTCACGCCGAGGATGTGCGCGTGGGGCATGGCGGCTAGCACCTTGGCCCAGGTGCCGGCGACGGCGTGGTGAGCCTCGTCGACGATCAGCAGCTGGAAGAAGTCCGGCGGGATCTGGTGCAGCCGTCTGGCGAGGGTATGAACGCTGGCCACCTGAACGGTGTGGGAGAGGTCCTGCCGATAGCCGGAGGAGATGATGCCGTGCCTGCAGCCGATGGCGTGGAGTGACTCCGAGGACTGATCAACCAGCTCCTGGCGGTGCACGAGGATGCAGACCCGGTTGCCACGCATGGCGGCCTGCTCGGCGATGTAGACGAAGGTGTAGGTCTTGCCGCCGCCGGTGGGCAGCACGAACAGGACGCGGCGACGGCCGCTCATGTAAGCACCGCGGATTTCAGTGACGGCAGTTGACTGGAATGGACGCAGCGAGACCATGGTGAAATAGCTGTTGACGTGTGCCCAAGGATGCCAGATTATCCTGTTAAATCAATGGTTTGTTGCAGTATGTAACAGGAAGGAGGAGGAAGGCGGATGATCTGGAATGAAGGCTGTAGGGTCGGACCGTCCCTCACGTCATCGAGCATGACCCATGCCTGAGCTGACCCGTCACCCGGGCCTCACCAACGAGGCCTACCACGCGCTGAAGGCGGTCTCGCCCAGTCAGATCAAGGAGCTGGGCCGCAGCCCGCTCCACTACTTCGATCGCTTCCTGGCGGACGACCGCGAGAAGAAGGAATCCACGCCGGCCATGCAGCTCGGCACGGCGCTGCACACTGCCGTCCTCGAGCCCGAGCTGTGGGATCAGACCGTGGCAGTGCCGAAGCACAGCTTCGATCGCCGCACGAAGGTCGGCAAAGAGTTGGCCGTCGAGTTCGAGCGCGAGGCCCAAGGCAAGATCGTGCTCTCCCCCGAGGATGCCGAGACGGTGCAGCGGATGGCCGCGGCCGTGCGCTCGCACCCCGCCGCCAAGTTCCTGCTGGAGATGCCCGGCCAGCGCGAGGCGTCCTACACCTGGACCGACGACGCCACCGGCCTCGACTGCAAGGTCCGGCCCGACTGGCATTCCGACGATCGCCGCCTGGTGGTCGACGTGAAGACGACGAAGGACGCGAGCAGGGCGGAGTTCGCGCGCAGCATCGCCAACTTCGACTACCACGTTCAGGCGGCGTGGAACCTCGATGCCCTCGAGGCAGAGAAGTTCCTGATCATCGCGGTGGAGAACGTGCGGCCCTATGCGGTCGCGGTCTATCCGCTGTCACCCGCGCTGATCACTGCAGGGCAGCGGCGTGTGAGCGCTGCGATGGAGCTGCTGGCGGAGTGCCACCGATCGGGCCGCTGGCCTGGCTATGGGGATCTGCTGCAGGACGATCTCGACCTACCCGGCTGGGTCCGCGACTGATGTCAACCGTTAACCACGTTCTCACTTTCTTCACGCGATGACTGACTCAACAGCACTCACAGTTCAGCAGCAACAGCCAGCGCCTTTGGCGTTCTTGCACGACGGCAAGGCCTTCGATCAGCTGTGGCGCGTCGCCATGACGTTCAGCAGGAGCGGCATGGTGCCTGAGGCCTACACCGGCAAGCCTGAGGCGTGCATGGTCGCGCTGATGTATGCGGAGCAGCTGGGAGAGCATCCCATGCTGATGTTCCAGGAGATGGGCGTGTTCAAGGGCAAGCCCATCACGTCCAGCAGGTTCGCGATCGCGCGGGCCAATAAATCCGGCATGTTGAAGGGCCCGATCACGTGGAGCAGCAAGGGCCAGGGAGAGAACCTGGAGGTGACTGCGAAGGCGGTGCTGCGTGACTCCGGCGAGACGATCACCGCAGTGGTGACGATGCGCGAGGCGATCGCCGATGGCTGGACGCGGAATGCCAAGTATCAGACCATCCCTGAGCAGATGCTGCGGTGGCGGTCTGCGACGCGGTTGATCAACCTCTACATCCCGGAGGTGTTGTTTGGACTGGGCGTGCGCGAGGAGGTGGAGGCCGTCACGGTTCGAGGCGCTGATGTCACCCAGTCAGCTGGCAATGTAGTGCAAGAACTTAATAGCAAAATCCTCGCCCAATCGAGTCCCGTAGAAGTGGTGGAGGCGGAGCCAGTCGTCACAGAAGCGACCCCTCAATCATCGATGACACCACCAGCGAGCGAGCAGGTGGAGGTCATCGCAACTGAAAGAGAAATGTTCTGAGAGTCCGATGACAGATGATTCCTTTTTGACCCCGAAGGAGCTTGCCCATCGTTGGCGGCTCAACCATCAGACCTTGGCTAACTGGAGGATGGCCAAGGAGGGGCCGCCGTACATCAAGATCGGCGCCCGCGTCCTGTACCCCCGCGAGGGTGTGCAGGCGTTTGAAAGACTCAGCCAGCAATGGCTAGACGATAAGCAACCTTCGCAACAACAACCATGAGCTTTCAAGAAGTCACAGACACTGTGATGCGCGCTTCCGTGCATCACTTCGTCGGCCGCCTCGGCGCCGACCCCGAGATCAAGTACCTGAACGGGGGCCTGGTGGTGGCCACCGGCCGGATGGCAGTAAACCGCCTGGGCGTTCAGCGCGGTCAGGATGTGTCGCCGGACTGGTTCACGGTCGAGGTCTGGAACGAGAAGGCGCAGGCCTTCGCCGATACCTGCCGGAAGGGCTGCCAGGTCCAGGTGATCGGGCGAGTGAAGACGAACCAGTGGACCGACCGCAACAACGTCCAGCGGTTGGATCTGATCGTGGTGGCCGATGCTGTCCAGCTGCTGGCGATGCCGCAGCAGCAGCAGGCGCCCCCGGTGCAGCAGCAGGGCTACGCCCCACAGCAGCCTGCTGCTGCACCTGCCCCGACGCCGCAGGGTTACGCCCAGCAGCCCGCAGCGACGCCTGGCTATGCGCAGCCGCCGGCCTATCAACCGGCGCAGGCTGCGCCGCCTGCGCCAGCTCCACAGGGCCCGCCCAGCGGTGCTCCTCCGTTCTGATTCAGTCCACCTGCAGCGGCCCTGGGAGACCGGGGCCCATCCCATCCCCCCCATGATCGAGCCTGAGTTCCTGGCGGAGCTTCGCCGCCGCCACTACGCCCCCCAGCTGCTTCTGCTGGTGCAGCTGGAGCAGCTGACGCCTGGCTATTGGCTGACCCAGGCTGAGCTGGCGGAGCAGCTGGGCATCGGCCCGGAGACGCTGCGGAAGAGCATGGCCTGGCTGCGTGATCGCGACCTGCTGCGCTTCACGTGCACGATGCGAGGCA